TTACGGATAGTACTGCAAATACAAATTTCCCAATTGTTCTACACAATGAATCGAATGCTTTATTAGACGATACAGGAACATTTACTTATAATCCAAGTACTTCAACATTAGTAGTACCTAATATAAATGTTTCAGGTACACAAACTTTTGTAAATACTGCATCTCTTGTGGTAACGAGCTCAATTGTTTTTGAGGGAGCTACAGATGATGGACATGAAACAACTTTAACCGTTGTAGACCCAACTAATGATAGAACATGGACTTTACCGAATGCGACAGATACCGTAGTTGGAAAGGCAACGACAGATACTTTAACAAACAAAACTTTAACAAGTCCTGTCTTAGTAACACCAGCATTAGGTACACCAGCAAGTGGTGTGATGACAAATGTAACAGGAACAGCAGCAGGTTTGACAGTTGGTGCTACTACAGGAGTTGAAGCAGGTGCAGATGTAACCGATACAGCAAATGTAACTGCAGCAGGTGCGTTAATGGATAGTGAATGTACTGACTTAGCGGCAGTAAAGGCCACCGAAGACCCATTTACAGCGGCTCTCTTGTCAAAATTAAATGCTATCGAGGCAAGTGCAGATGTAACCGATACAGCAAATGTAACAAGTGCAGGTGCGTTAATGGATAGTGAATTAGCGTCTATTGGTTCTGTTAAAGCATTAGACCAATCAGTTGTTAGTGGAGCAACACCTACATTTACAACTACTAATTTTACAGATGCATCAAACAAAAGATTAATGACAGATGCTCAAGAAACTAAATTAGATAGTGTTGAATCAAGTGCCGATGTAACAGATACAACAAATGTAACAAGTGCAGGTGCTTTAATGGATTCGGAAGTAACAAATCTCGCATTTGTAAAAGCCTTAGCTAAAGGTATTTCAGATGGAAATGTTTTAACGGCTAATGATGTAGTAGCAGATAATGATTTTCTTAGAATCAATGGAACAGAAGTAGAAGGTTTAACCGTAGCTGAAGTCCTATCTGCATTAAGTGTAGAATCAGGAGCTACAGCAGACCAAAGTAATGCAGAGATAGTTGCAGCAGTTGAAGCAGGTTCTGACTCAAACACTTTTACAGATGCAGACCATTCTAAATTAAATGCTATTGAAGCTTCAGCAACAGCCGACCAATCAAATGCAGAGATAGTTGCAGCAGTTGAAGCAGGTTCTGACTCAAACACTTTTACAGATGCAGACCATTCTAAATTAAATGCTATTGAAGCGTCAGCTACCGCAGACCAAACAATTACTTCTGGAACTGGTATGACAGGTGGTGGAAGTGGAGATATTACTCTTAATGTAGTTGGTGGAACTGGTGTTACAGCAAATGCAAATGATATAGCAATTGGACAGGCAGTAGGAACTGGTGATGATGTAACATTCGGAACAGTTCGTGTAGATGACGCAACAACTTCAACAAGTAAAACAACAGGAGCACTTATAGTTGATGGTGGTCTTGGTGTAAATGAAAATATTCACGCTGGTGGTGATGTTGTAGCATTTGCCTCATCAGATAAGAGATTAAAAGATAATCTAATATCAATTTCTAATCCATTAGATAAATTAGAAAAAATTGGTGGGTATGAATTTGATTGGAATGATAAACAAGCTATTCATACTGGACATGATGTTGGTGTTGTTGCACAAGAAATACAAGAAGTATTACCTGAAGTCGTTGAAGAAAGAGAAAGTGGATATCTTGCAGTTAAATATGAAAAAATTGTACCATTATTGATAGAAGCAATAAAAGAATTAAAACAAGAAATTGATGAATTAAAGAAAAAAAATTAAGTTTTTGGATAAAAACTTGATATTTATATATAGTTAATAAAGTTATAACATAAGGAGTTATATAATGGCAAAATCAAAAGAAGTAAAGTTCACAACTGAAGAGTTAAGTTCACTTTCAGGATTGAGAGATTCTTATGCAGCTATCCAAAACGATTTTGGAGCAGTTAAAGTAAGAAAGGTTCTTTTAGTTCAACAACTTAATTCATTAGAAGAAACTGAAGTTCAGTTAGAAGCAAAGTATACTGAAACTCAATCTACAGAACAAGAACTTGTGAAATCTTTGAATGAAAAGTATGGTCCAGGTAATCTCGACCCACAAACAGGAGTATTTACACCAGTAGAAACACCTGCTCCAGTAGAATCATCTACTGATACAGCTTCCAGTCAAGAAAAAGCTTCCTAATAGTTTAAAAAAGTATCAGGTTGGCCCCTTTTGGGATCATTGCGTGATATTTATTAACCGAAATATATCGTTCCGATATATAATAATTTATAACATTTTAGGAGAATAAAAATGGCTGAAAGAATAGTAAGTCCTGGTGTATTTACACGAGAAAAAGACTTATCCTTTCTACCACAAGGTATTGCTGAAATAGGTGCTGCAGTTATCGGTCCAACCGTTAAAGGCCCCGCATTTACACCGACTCGTGTATCGAGTTTTTCAGAATTTAAAAATATCTTTGGTGATTTGGATAGTCGATTCTATGTACCAATGACAGCCCAGGAATATTTAAAACACGCACCTTCTGTTACGATAGTTCGTATCTTAGGATTGGGTGGTTATCAACCAAGTACATTAAGATTAAGTTTAACACCAATATTAGCACAAACAGGATCCGCTGGATCAACTGCTAAAGTTGTTGCAGTATTACACCCATCAAGAGCAAACTCATCTTTAGATTTGGGAGCAGCTGCTATGGTTACTGTTGATGCAAGTGCTGATTGGAATGCAACTACATTAACAATTAATAGTGTTGCAAAAACAATCTCATTTGATACTGGTTCAGATAACTATGTAACAAAAGTTTTTGGTTCAGACCCACAAACTACAAATACAAATGTATATGTGTATAAAGAATACAAGGAATTTTCATCTCAACATGGATTTGATGCAACTACACTATTGAGTGCAGCATCAGCATCATCAGGTGAAGATTTTACTCATGATTATAGTGTGGCAACTTCACCTTACTTCATTTCACAATTAAGTGGTGGAGCTAGAAAAAATCTATTTAAGATTAAATCTAAATCACATGGAAATTCTGTTAATGGTGATTTCAAAATTGCTATTGCAGATTTAATTGCAGCAGGTGGAAAAGCTGGTAGTGATTGGGCTCACTTTACACTTCGTGTATTGAGAAACAATCCTGGTGAAACTAATGATAAAGAAGTATTAGAATCATTTGTAGACCTCAATTTTGATCCAGATTCACCAAACTATGCACCAAGACGAATCGGTGATAGATATGTAACAAGTGATTCGGTAGGTAAATTAACCTTTAATGGTGATTGGCCTGGAACAGATGGTTCAGTTCATATTCGTATTAGTGATTATGAAACAGAACTTGAAGGTATTAATGAAGCATTAGTACCACATGGTTTTGCAGCAGTATCTAATCCAACTCTTGGAACTTCAACAGTACCAAGTGGTAGTTTTGTGATAAATCAGACTAATTCATCTACATCTAAATTTGATAAAAATCAATATTATGGATGGGATTTTGACGCTGACAATAACAAACAATACTTAGCACCTTTACCAGCAAGTGGTGGTACAGGTGGAAATGCAGCATTTAGTTTAGAAAATATGTATGGGCATGTAAATGCAGCTACAGATTTAAGTGTAGATACTGCAGCTAATGGTTCTACATTACTAACATTAAGTGTAGCTGATAAAGCACAGTTAAAGTTTGTTGCACCACTTCAAGGTGGATATGATGGAGATAATCCAACTACATTAAAAGCAACTGGTACTGATATTTCTACATCAAATACACAAGGATTTGATTGTAGTGGTACTTTAGCAAGTGGTTCAAAATCATATGAGAGAGCAATTAATGCAATTAGTAACCCTGATGAGTATGATATTAATTTATTGGTAACACCTGGTGTTGTCCATGAATATCACTCAGCAGTAACCAAACATGCAATTAGTAAAGTTGAAGCTCGTGCTGATGCTTTCTATGTAATGGATGGTTCAAGATGGGGTCGTTCAGTATCAAATGCAGTTAGTGATATAAACGCTCTTGATACTAACTATGCAGCAACTTATTATCCTTGGGTCAAAGTGATTGATACCACTAAATCTAAACCAGTTTGGGTTCCGCCATCAGTTGTACTACCTGGAGTAATCGCATTTACAGATAGTGTAGCACACGAATGGTTCGCACCTGCAGGTTTAAACAGAGGTGGATTAGGAAGTGTAGTGGAAGCAAAAACAAGACTAACACATACAGAGAGAGATACTCTTTATGAAGGTCGTGTTAATCCAATTGCATCTTTTCCTGGACAAGGAGTTGTAGTGTTTGGACAAAAAACATTACAGGGAAAACCATCAGCTCTTGATAGAATCAATGTTCGAAGACTATTAATTAGACTTCGTAAATTCATTGCTTCATCTTCAAGATACTTGGTGTTCGAACAAAACACAGCATCAACAAGAAACAGATTCTTAGGAATAGTTAATCCATTCTTAGAATCAGTTCAAGCTAATAGTGGTTTGTCAGCATTTAAAGTAGTGATGGATGACTCTAACAACACACCAGATGTTGTTGATAGAAATGAGTTGAGAGGACAAATCTTTATTCAACCTACGAGAACTGCAGAGTTCATTGTGTTGGATTTTGTTGTTCAACCAACTGGGGCAGCATTCCCTGAGTAAGTTTAACTTATAAAAATACTGTCTTATAACGAAGAGCCCACATTCAATTTAGAGTGTGGGTTTTTCATTTCTACGAAAAAAGTCAAAAAGTCGGGGTGTCTCATTTTCTTTTAAGGGAAAATTTTGACTCTATAGAAAAAACTTCTAAAAAACTTCTAATAATGATATATAATTATAGTGTGTAGATTCATTTTTTTTAGATTTCTGATATTTATTATCGAAGAAAAATTAACGGCAAATAATTAAAATGGAGAACAAAATGGCCGACATATTAGCAGCAGACGAAATCTTTTTTACACCGTTTGAACCGAAAACGAAAAATCGTTTCGTCATGTATATTGACGGAATACCTTCTTATTTTGTAAAGACAATGAATCGACCACAAATTACCTTTGAAGAAGTTGAACTTAATCATATCAATATTAAAAGATATATTAAAGGTAAAGGTACATGGGAGCCTTTAGAAATAACTCTATATGATCCAATCGTTCCAAGTGGAGCACAGGCAGTTATGGAGTGGGTAAGATTACACCACGAATCAGTAACAGGTCGTGATGGATATTCAGATTTTTATAAGAAAGAGATTAAATTTAATCTTTTAGGTCCAGTAGGTGATAAAGTTGAGGAGTGGGTATTGAAAGGTGCTTTCATACAAACCGCTAACTTCAATGACTTAGATTTTGCTAATGGAGCAGATGTCGCTGATATATCGTTAACACTTCGTTACGACTACGCAGTACTTTCGTTCTAAAACTATAAGGAAAACAACATGGCCTTTAAAGATATTTTTAAAGATGATAACTCATATAACGAGAAATCTATTATAGGGTTTGGTGCGTTTGCAGTGATGGTAATATTTGCAACTGCAGATATTGTAACAGGTGCTATTGGTAAGGATTTAGTAATTAACGAAGTTGTTTATAATTCTTTTCTATTAACTACATTAGGTAGTTTCGGTATAGCAGGAGCTGAAAAGATTTTTTCACAACAAAAAAAATAAATTTGATTATTTTAAATTAAAATAATAGTTATTATAAATAAACGGTTTTAAACACATTTCATAGGAGAAAAAAAATGGCTGAAAATCAGTACGATTTTCCGACCGAAGTTCTGGCTCTACCTTCAAAAGGTTCACTCTATCCAGAGGATAGTCCACTTCATTCAGGAACAATCGATGTCAAATATATGACAGCAAGAGAAGAAGATATATTAACTTCAACAAACTTAATTGAAAAGGGAGTAGTAATAGATAAACTTTTAGAAAGTGTTATCGCAGACCCTAAAGTTAGTATAGATGACTTACTAATTGGTGATAAAAATGCACTAATGGTAGGCACAAGAGTATTGGGATATGGTAAAGACTATACAGTAGTGATAGAAGATCCAGATACGGGATTAGAAGTAGAACATACTTTTAATTTAACAGAGTTAAAGAATAAGGAAATAGATGAAAAAGTTTTTAATAGTGCAAAAGAAAACAAATTTTCATTTACTTTACCTAACACTAAGAAGAAACTTGAATTTAAATTACTCACACATAAAGACGAGAAAGAAATTGATAAAGAAGTTAAAGCATATGATAAGTTATCAAAGGTAACTGGAGTATCAAATGAATTAACAACTCGTCTAAAAAAACAAATTATTTCGGTTGATGGTGAAACTGAACGAAAAACTATTAATAATTTTGTTGATAATCAGTTCTTATCATTAGACACAAAAGCATTTCGTAAAAAATATAATTCAGTATCACCTGATATAAATTTTGATTGTGAATACGAAAGTCAAATAGGAGAACTCCATACGGTAAATATACCAATAGGAGTACGATTTTTTTGGCCTGAGTCCGAATTATAAAAAAGAACTTCACGAAGAAATTTACAATATAATTTATCATGGAAAGGGATTCACCTTTTCCGAAATTTACACTATGCCAGTATATTTAAGGAGATTTTATCTTAAATTGTTAATTGATACTCGGCAAAAAGAAAACGCAGAAATAGAAAAACAACAACCTAAGCAAAGATTTCAAAAATCTTAAAGTTTGATATTTATTACTGAATAAAATCATATAGGGAAAATTCCATGAAAATTAAAGAATCACAACTAAGAAAATTACACGAAGCAGGTTTGTTAGAGGGTTTCTTTGCACGCCTGAAGAGAGATATTCAAAAACTTAGTGATAAGAAAATTCAATCAATTATAGATAAAGGGAATGAAGAGGTTGCAGATTTCATAAAGGATTTTAAAAAGAATCCAAATAAATATATGAAGTATGATAGAGAATTAGGATTTTAATTCTAATTTTAAATAGGAAAAAATAAATGGCCGACTCAGATAGAGCACTCGAAAATGCTGAACAAATTATCAAGCTTACGGAAGAACAAGCAGCTCAGCAAGAAAAAATCAAAGGATTATTAAAAGGTATTGATGGGTTAAATAAGACACAAAGAGCTGAACGAGAGAAAGATATTAAATCAGCAAAGCTTATTTTAACAATTAAGAAGAAAGAACTAAAAATTACACAAGGACTTTCAGATGTCCAAGATGAACTTCGTGATCTTACCGATAAAGAATCTGCATTAGCTTTCGATATGGTAGCACATAAAAAGAAAATTTTAAAAGCAGCTGCTGAAGTTAGAAAGTTAGAAAAGATTGGTACTGTTGAGGCTAAAGAAAAAGTAAAAGAACTTAAAAAACAAACAAAGTTTACTAAACAACTTTATGATAAAAATAAAGATATGGTTGCAAAAGTTCAAGTACAACATCAACTTACTGACAAATTACTTGGTACTATAGGATCAAGTGTTTCGGGCATGAAAGGTATGGTTGCACAGGCTGAGTTATTTTCAATGGCATTATTAAAAAATCCATTTGTTTTAATGTTGGCTGCATTAGTAGCAGTTGTTAAAATGCTTAGTATGGGAGTTAAACAAGCTTTTGATTTCCAAGACGAATTGGGAACTTCCGCTAATCAATCTATACAGTTGGCTTCAAAGTTAACTTTGGTTAATTCATCACTTTCAGTATTGGGAATCGATGGTACAAAAATTGCAGGAGAATTA